TCAAACTCTGGTTCGTATTCTTTCATGTTCACCATCAACTGATAGTTCATAAAATCTTTTACACGCTGTGCTTGTTGTTCTCTTATTTCATCTATCTTACCAACGATCTGTGTTCGAACCGGTCCATCAGCAGGTAATAATTCTTTATACGCTAGTGCTTGAAACTGTGTAACCGCTTCTGCTAATACAGGGTGTGTTGCACCAGAAGCTCCTTGAAAAGGTTCTGATCGGTTTTCATATTTAAAACCGAGAAGGTCTAAACCCTTCATGTAACCATCTTCCCAATCTGATCTTGAACTTTTGTATTCGTTATAACTTTCTTGTAACTCTGATGCGACTTCGATTAGAAGATCGTCTTCCATAAACTCTGCAAGATTAGCTTCGTGAAACTGTCCGCCCTCCATCGCAGCAGCTTGTGGATCAAAATCTACTTCTGCTCCACCGTCGTCTGTCATTTCAATATTAACATCACCACCATCTTGAAACTCTTGTGGCATGTCTACTTCTACAGTTTGGTCTATGAGGACCTCTTCTTTTTTAACTGTGTCGACACCTTTTTCTATAGCCATTAATAATACGTCCTTTGCTGTTGTGGTAATGGTTCATCTTGATAGTCATCTGGATGATCAACAAAACCACCTTGTCTAAATCTCATTACGGCTTGAGTCATGCTATCCACTAAGTCATCGTGTTCACCAAGTGGGAATGCAGCGCACTCCTCTATAACCTCTTCAGCAAACTTTGTATCTGGTGCCCAGATTTGTCCCGCTTCGAATAACGGTGCTACAGAGTTCACTCTAGTATGTTTATCATTTCCACGGCTTGGTGTAAAGTTAATAACTGGTATTCCCATTTTACGCATTTCGTAAGTTAAAGGCAGTCCTGATGCTTTAGCCTCCACAACAACCGACTCTGGTTTCCAGTAGTCATATTGCTCTTTAGCAACGCGTCTAAGCTCTGGGAACTCGAATCTATCTTTCACAGCATCTACTAAGATAAGCTGCGGTCCGCTGTCCTCGTCTGGTTGAAATACACCCCATGTTGTAATGGCGCTATAGTCTGCGGTTTCTTTTTTCATAAACGCGGTGTCATAAGATTGGATCACGTGCATTAAGGGTGGCAGCTCTTCTTTCTCCCAAGTGTTCCACCATTCTCTTTTAATGATACTGCCTTCTTCTGCTGTTGGGTTTTGCTGATACTGTGCATTCCATTTGGTAATTGCAACAGATGCTTTCACTGCTTCCAGCTCCTCTAGTTTCCAATATCCTGGCCAGACCGGTTTACCTGATGGTAAAATTGCAGGGAACTCGATTACTTCCCATTGATCCGCCTTTGGTTCTTTTTGTGCTTTTTGTAATTTACCTGTTAAGTCTGCTACATTCCATCTTGTCATCACCACAATAATACGACCACCTGGCTGAAGCCTTTGCCGCGGTCCACTGGTATACCATTCGTAAACTCTATCGTAGGATGCCATGTTCATCGCATCTTGCTCCGAGTGTGGGTCATCAATAATCAATAAGTCCGCTCCACGGCCCGTGATGCTTCCGCCAACACCCGCTGCATAATATTCGCCGCCTTGATCCGTTTCCCATTTACCAGCAGCTTTAGAATCTTCTCTGAGCCTGGTGTTAAATATTTGTTTGTAGTCATCCATGTCCATAAGTGATTTTGCTTTACGACCGAATCGTACAGCGAGCTCTGCATTATTAGTTGCTTGAATAATTTTTAAATTAGGTTTATTGCCAATCATCCACGCTGGTAGGAAGTTGGATGCAAACTCAGACTTCGTGTGCCGTGGAGCCATGTTGATGATTAAGCGTTTCAAATCACCATTAGCTACACGGTTAAATTTTTCTGCCATTATCTTATGGTGCTCACCTTCTATAAAATCAGGCCACATATATTTTACGAACGTTAAGAAGTCATCACGGATCGATTGCTCTTTTTTCTTTTCATCCAGCAGGAGCATTGTGCGTAAATATTCTTTTTTAGAATCAGAAGGTAGATTTGCTATTTGTTCTGGGGTTAGCATTTGAAAAAAAATTTGCGCAAAATTTTTGCGATTTTGTTTTGAAACATTGAAAATGAATTTAGCCCGTATCTATTTCCAAATCAAGCTATATGTATACATATAGGATCCCTATGCACAGGCTTTGGGGGTACCGGGGGGTGGCTAAAAAAACGGATGCCAGAGGGGTTGGGACCCCTGAATGGGGTCCCAACCCCGACGATAACAGAACGTATGTAGAAGCGGATGCGAACCCTGAATGGGTTCGCATCCGCTTCCTCTGGTGGTGGCGGGGGTGGGTGGGCCCATAGGTCACAAGCTACATATGGTATGGTATTTTTGCAACACCTACTAGATATGGTATGGCATTTATGCAACACCACATGTTGTGTGTAATTTTTTACTTGACACAATATCCAGTATGCCCGGTCCGTGGAGCGTGGGCCGGGGGTGGGTGGGCCGCATATCACACAAGTGTGGCGGAATTATGTTCAAACATGTCTAATTTTTATACATAAATAAATTGAAATAATGTTTTTATATGTGGGAAAATGTGATACTCTTTTTATATAAACAATAAGGAGATCAAAATTATGAAAAAATATATAAAAGATAAAGTTCAACATATCAACTATGAAACCAAAGAATGGAAGACTTGCCCAAAATTAAAAATTAAAGACGTTTGGGGCGAGTATTGGAACGACAAAGACCAGCGACAAATTTGGATTGACTTTGAATACAAGGGCGTGGAGTTTAGCCGTTGCATTTCTCTCGATAAGTACATTGAAAGAGAAGTTAAAGAAGTCAAACAACATGAGAAAGACTGGGCATAAAAAAGAATTCGATGCAAAAGCAACGGATAAAACAAAAACAAAAAAAGGAGGGCCAGCGGCCCGTGATTCAATTGAATGATCTCGCTTCACGGGCAGCTGGTATTTAACATATGCAAAAATTATTAGGCATCAACACTAATTATAAGACTATCAAAAATCAGAAAGTAGGCGTCTTAACGGGCATTTTATATATGGCCCCGTATAACTTAAGCGGCAAAAATGTTTGCCCGGCGGCTAGTAAAGGTTGCGCGGCTGCATGTTTAAACACCGCGGGCCGGGGAGCCATGAACGTGGTTCAAGCTGCCAGGCTTAAAAAAACCAGGCGTTTTTTTAGTAATCGTAATATTTTTCTTTTTCAACTTTGTGATGAAATTGAAGATCTAAAAGAAAGAGCAGCTAAAAAAGGCATGAAAGCATCAGTCAGATTAAATGGAACATCCGACTTGCCGTATGAAAAATATAAGATCAAAGACGGTAAAAACATAATGGAACTGTTCCCGGACGTTCAATTCTATGATTATACAAAATTAGATAATCGCTTCACTAAAGGCCAGCTGCCGGCAAACTATCATTTAACTTTTTCACGGGCCGAGGATAACGATCATAAATTAAAAGAAGTTTTAAAGCATACTAGTGCAGCCGTTGTATTTGCCGGGGAGCTGCCCAAAACGTGGCGCGGCTATCCAGTCATTGACGGCGACGAACACGACGCGCGCTTCACGGACGCCGGCCCGGGGGTGATAATCGGGCTCATTGCAAAAGGTAAAGCGCGCCACGATAAAAGCGGTTTTGTTATAAATCAAAAGGAGGCCTAAAAATGCAGCTGGCAATCTTATACATAGTAGCCATAACAATAGGTGTTAATATTCTGATAATAGACGCCATGACCGGCGGACTATTATTATAATAACATAACTTAAGGGCACAAGCCACAAGCACTGGGGAGGGTGGGCCCTGGAGGGCACAAGCTTACCACGAAAATGTGGCAGAATTATGTCGCAAAAAGAAAAAAGTTCAGCGGCGCGCGTACCACGAAAATGTGTCAGAACTATGTTGTTAAGAAATAATCCTCAAGCTCGTCCCAGGATTCAAGCTTCAGGGCACAAGAATCGAGGCCATAGGTCGCAAGCTGTCGGATCGAGGTGCCTGGTGCCACAAAGATTTCATAAAGTTTAGGTGAGCGTGGATCGAGGGCCTTGGCCAAGATAAAGGTACGTGTGGGATGTTTCACGTGGAACGCAATTTGATGGGGTGAGAAGGTTATCTTATTACTTTTTGTTACCTTTAACTCGACTGTAAAAAATCCACTCTTTTCAGTATAGCCAACCAGATCAGGGAAGCCAAAAGATGCCCAAGATTCTACTCTTGTCCAAGTTATATTAGGGGTATTTTTTTTAACTTGTTGCCAAAGTTTGGATTCGTTTTTCAAAGTAATTATTCAACAAGGATAACGCACCGATACTTCTCAGCTGCATTAATTAATTTGTTCTCAACCAGCTTAATTTCTTTGATGTTGAATTCTTTTTGCATAGGACTTCTACCATCAGGTAACACCAACATGACACCAGCATTGGCACCTTCCGGGCTCTTGCAAAAGTTCTGCAACAGCTGCACCACCATGCTTGTGTTATAGTTTAGATAACCGGTCTTAAGTTGTTTATCTGTTGGGTTTGATAGATCAATTCTTTTCATCGTTTTTTTCCTTGTCCTCTGTATTTTTTAAAGCTTCTTCTTTTGTGCTTATTCTTTGGTCTGGACCTTATGCTTTGACCAATTGCTGTTCTTTTCTTTGGACCCGGTATGTGATCGCTGTATAGCTTACTCTTCTTTGCCAAGTGTATACTCTCCTTCTATTAGTGTTTTGTTTTCATCATAGATACGTTTCATTTTTGCCTCGAGCTCTTCAATCGACATGTCCTCGAGTTTGCCTGTTCTGATTATCTTCTGTTCGATGTATAGTCCTGCTGCTTTTCCTCTTGCAACTTCTGCATTTGTAGCCGCTGAGAAAGCTCCCTTTGCAAGAGCTTCTTGGCGTATACGACCGAGTTCTGTGATGTGTTTTTCAAAAGTGATCTCGTATTTACGTTGTA